CACAAAAAATCCCTTCATACCTATTTAGGAAGAAGGGATTTAGTATTTATTCAGCAGGTGATTCTGCTGGAACGTCTGGGTCTGAGTCATTTTCTAGAAGACCTAGAGTCTCAAGACCACCTTGTAGTTTGATTTTATATTCTCTTGCTTTTGCTAGATTTTTTTCTAGTTCTACAATTTGCTTTTCTGTTTCAGCAATTTGTTCTTCAAAATTTTGCTTCAGTGCTGCGGGATCCATAGTTATCACAGTGAATATTGTGTATCAGTATTTAGTCTTGATTGAATTCGTTTAGTTTGGGGTTTACCGTATTTGGATATTCTTTATCAATCTCTTTCCACTTACCCATAGGACATTCTGTCATATTCAATTTTGTTTTGATTGGCATAAAGCATAGACAGATTTTACATTGAGTAGAAATTTTCATAAATTTCGGGCACTCTTTGCAAACCTCCAGTCTTCTTTTTGCATTCTCTTTTTCAACAAACCAATATTTCCTTTCGGGTGGTTTGGGCATATTATTTTCTTCCATTAGAATTATGTTTTCAGTGTAATTTTGACATATCCAGCACCTTGATAACCACCTGTGCTGCTGCTATTTCCACCTCTGGTATTGACTTGTGCTGCTCCAGCGTTGAAAGAACCACCGCCACCACCATGTTGACTATAAGAAGACCATGCACCTGAAGAAGTTCCTCCAGTGTATCCGCCAGCGCCACCAGGACCGCTTAGGTTTCCACCTCCGCCTCCACCAAATCCGCCACGGTTTCCCTGACCACCTGATGTATAGCATCCATCACCAGGACCACCAACACCACCGTTACCATAAGATCTTCCACCAGTTGGTGTACCGCAGTGGTTGTATCCATTTGATCCATCACCAAACCAGCCGCCTCCGCCGCCGCCCCAATAAGAACCATTACCAGATCCACCGTATCCAACAGTTGGTGTTGGAGCAGTGTAACTACCTTGGCAAGTTGTGACTCCTCCTGCGGTGGTAGTTTGTCCATATGCAGTGGTGACGTTTCTACTACAGGAGTTACCATAGACGTTTCCTGCAGAACCACCGCCGCCGCCAGCAACAATCAATGGGTTACCAGTAGTATAGTTTTTTACAAAACTACCGCCACCGCCACCTGCTTCATTACCATGAGGAGATGTATATTGATTACCACCATGTCCAACGAGAATTTCTAATTTGTCTCCTTGGTTCAGATCAAAGTCTCCTTTGATTGTAGCACCCCAGATATCTGTAATACCATAGTTGTTATCTCTACCACCTCTAGCACCACCACACTCAATAGTATAAGTTCCAGTAGCAGGAACTGTCCATAATTGATATCCTTGGTGATCTCCTGTTGTTAGATAATCGCTTACCCAAGTTGTTCCAGCATATCCTGCCGTAATCACATTGAAGTTAGGACCATCTGCTTCTCCACGACTTCCTCCTTTGAAAGTGTGTGAATCAAATGGATATAGCTGATTGCCAGTACCTACGTTGGTAGTGTTCCACATACCATTTCCATAAATCTGGACATAGTTGGTATCACTGTTATAGAAGATTTGACCTTCTTGAGGAGTAATAGAATCAATAAACGCTTGGTCTTGAACAGGAATATTGAAAAACTGCCCAATATTGATTGTTCCTACCGTAAGTGAAGACATGGTGTTGCTAGTTCCTTTTTCCTAATAGTATTTAGATCAGTTAATGTTTGGTAGATCCCAAACCTCATTTGGGTCTCTTACATTCTTGACCCATCCTTGTTCTACCTCACTCCATTCATATGCCGTTGGATCATCTCCTTCTGGTGGCATTGGAAACTCTCCAGGAGGATACCACTGAATGCCGTCCCATCTCCATGATGGGAATGGTTGATCTGGAATTGGAATAGTAAATTCTGTTTTGTGTTTTGTAGTTACTCCAGACTCATCTACCCAAAATTCAATTTTGTAGTCGTCATTCATATCAACTACAATATTTTCTACGTAGATAATCTCTTCTACAGAGGTAGCAATTTGCGTACCTTTTCTTGGCATCGAAAGACTGCGAAGTAAGTCATCTTTGGAAGGATCAGTATCTCTCCACAATGTATATCCAAAAGAGAGATTATCAAACTCAAGATTAGTTTCACCATCACGATTGAAACCAATTTTGATTTGCAAATCTCGTGCAGCAGCAGGATTGGAAATAATTTTCCATTCCCTGTTTACTAAATTGCAAGTTGCTACGATTTTCGATTCCATGGTTTTTATTGTTATGTATACAGAAAAAAATTATAAAATAAACTAGACTATATTAGTAGTTCAATGGTTACGTAACCAGCACCCTGATAACCACCCAAGCTGCTGCTATTTCCACCTCTGGTATTTACCTGATTAGATCCACCGTTGATAGATCCTCCACCTCCGCCATGTTGACTGTAAGAAGACCACGCACCTGAGGAAGTTCCTCCAGTGTATCCACCAGCGCCACCAGGACCACTAAGGTTTCCGCCACCACCGCCGCCAAAACCACCACGGTTTCCTTGACCAGATGGTGTATAGCATCCATCACCAGGACCACCAACACCACCAGCAGTAAAAGATCTTCCACCAGTTGGTGTACCACAATGGTTGTATCCATTTGATCCATCGCCAAAATATCCACCACCGCCACCTCCCCAATAGGATCCATTGCCAGATCCACCATATCCAATAGTTGGAGTAGGTGCAGTGTAGTTACCTTGGCAAGTAGTAACACCACCTTGTGTAGTTGTTTGACCGTATGCATCGGTGATGTTTCTACTGCAAGAGTTGCCGTAGACGTTTCCTGCAGAACCGCCACCACCACCAGCAACAATCATTGGAGTGCCCTGGGTGTAATTAACAACATAAGTCCCACCGCCACCACCTGCTTCATTACCATGAGGAGAACCATACTGGTTGCCACCAGAACCAATAAGCATTTCAATTTGATCGCCAGCGAGAAGATCAAATTCTCCTCTTATTGTAGCACCCCAAATATCAGAAATGCCATAGTTGTTATCTTTACCACCTCTAGCACCACCAGCAGTAATTCTATAAGTTCCATCTGCTGGTACAGTCCAAAGTTGATATCCAGCATTACTGCCCTGACTCAAATAACCTTCTTGCATAAAAGGTTGTCCAGCATAATTTGATTGCATTGTAGCACCAGAAGGACCTTCTGCACTACCTCTGCTTACAAGTGGTTTGAATGTATATTGAGTAAACTCATATAGACTATCTGTATAAGGTCTATATGCATAAACCCAATCAACACCATCATAAAACATCAAGGCAATGCCTTCAGTCTCGAAAATAAGACTACCCTTCTGCATACCTGTAAGGGCATCCTTTTGGGCAACATTGACAGTCTTCAGAACTAGTTCATCATCTGTAAGAGTTAATCTTCCTACATTTACAATGCCCATACCAATCCCAGATTGAATTTATCTCTTAGATATTTATATCAATACAACGCAGTAATATTCCAGACCGAAGATGAAGGAACCGTAACATTGAATCCAGAAGCAATTACAATGTCACCAGAACTCTGGCAAACTGTGTTAGGATCAATGTTTACGTTTTCAGCAATGGTGCTACCAGAAGATCTGATGATACCCGTGCTATCCTGATACATCTTGACGCCGTTGGCATAGATGATACCAGTTAGACCGATATCTCCAGTAACGTCAAGGGCATAAGTTAGATCAGCATCATTTGGTTTATTAATACCAACCTTGGTTCCTCTGTAGATATCAACTTGATTTTGAGTTTCTGACCATCTAGAAGTAACGAATGGTGCATTGTTTTGGAATACAAGACCATTGATGTTGATGTCTCCACCAATATTGAGAGTATACTGTCTTGCGGTATTATCCTCTGGGTCAACACCAGATGTTGATGTAGTATTGATAGCAACAGCATTGTTTGTACCATCAACTGCAAGAGCAGGATCACCACTAAATGTAGTTCCACCCTTAGCATCTGATGCTTCAATAGTAAAGAAATCATTGCTATTAGTATTGCTACCAGCTCTCCAATAGTACGTAGACGAATTGGTGTAGAAGTTGATAGGTCCATTACCAGTGTTCTGAATAGTTAGTGCTTCAGTAATTCTTGCTGCACCACTTACATCTAATGCACGATCTGGATTATTTTTGTTGATACCGATTCTTCTAGAAGCAATAACATCACCATAGACTTTGAAAGCAAGAAGTGTTTCTGTGCCTTGAACATGGAATGACTCATTATAAGCAGCATCAGGAGACTTACTATCTTGGTGGAAGTATGTAATCTTACCTTGCTGAGATACATCATCAATGTCGGTAAAGTTGATTTTAGCACCATCTCCAGAAGTTGCTGGTCTTACTAGAATGCCACTATTACCAACAACGTCGAGAGTTGATAGTGGGTTATTACCAGCATTGACACCAACTTCATCTGCTGAGACATCAACAAACAAGACACCACTGTCAACGTTGAGGTCATTTGACATGGTAACAATACCAGTCAGTAATGACGTTCCACTGACACTGAAGTTAGATCCAGCACCAGTGATGTTCAGCGTACCAGTCATGGTATCGCCTGCCTTGAGGACGTTCAAGGAAGCAGCACCAGTTAGAGATGCGGTGATTGTTCCTGCTTGGAAGTCACCAGCAGCATCTCTCATCACAGCAGACTTAAGTGATGTTGTAGAAACTACATTAGAAACATTGAATGCAACGTTACCAGCGTTCCATATGATATTGCTATTTGTAGTTAGTGAATCCTGGTCAGCAACAATGATATTGATTGAACCATCACCATCAGTTCCTGTACCGCCAGTAGATACGATTGCTGCGTTATAGTTTGCTACTACCTGAGAAGTATTGAAATAAATTCCGTTAGTAGAAGCAGTGCCATCAGTTCTACCTAGTTTGAGGTTTGCAGTGCCACCATCACTTTCTAGTTTGGCAACGTCAATCGTGTTGCCATCATCCAAACTAAATTCGTCAAAGTTGACTCTGTTTGATGCACTACCGATGGTAACAGCAGTTGCAACAGTTGTTAGGTTACCAGAAGTTAGACGACCAATGATGATAGTATAATCATTGAAGTTATCATCTGGATCATTGTTGACAATCAAGTTATCAATTTCTAAGTCACCTGCAGCCTGTGACAGATCATCATAGAATTTGACTAGATTACCAGCAGTAAATGGAGTGGTTGTTAGAATTTGTCCACTGATGTAGACTCTTAGTCTAAGGTCTCCATTGTATGATTTGATTGTTAGACTATCTCTAAAGTTAGTTGCTTCAATAAATCTAGGCAATCTTTGCTCAGAAAGAGTACCGTAACTAATGTTTAGAGCGTTCTGATACCAAGTGCCTTGCTTGTTATCAAGTCTATCAGCGTCGAGACCTGTACCAGGACCATCATTGAGTGATGTCCACATCTTACCCCAGGAACCGAATGATGTAACTCCCGTTCCAGAACCACGCAACCAGATATTATCATTGTCGGTGAATGCCATCTGTCTGACACCACCTTCAGCAGTTAGACCTTGACCTTTGTTTCTAATAGTAAGAACAAGGTGCTGAGATCCACCATCATTCAACTGGTCAGCGGAGTTGTTGATTGTGTTAGCAACCAAACCTTCGACGAAGTTGTTTGGAGTTGGGTTTGATGTTGGGTTGTTAGTACCTGTTGAAAGTCTGATTGTATTACCAGAAGAACCAGAAACACTAATATTATAAGTTCCTGAAAGTCTATCTGATGGAAGTGTACCAGCATTTTGATTGCTAGAGTTCAGATAGAATGAACCTTGTCTGGTATCAAGAAGGTCAGCGTCTAGACCAGAGTTTGGACCAGTCTTTAGTTCAACAGAACCATTTCCAGCAGTACCAATATTGAATTGTTCTTTCTTGTATCTAGCAACACCAATAGTACCATATAGGTCAGAAGAAATTGTTAGGTCTGTAACTCTTGCAATGTCAACAGAAACGTTTGCATACTGTCTATTGACAGTAGATACTTTAGCTTCTAGTACAAGAGAAGAACCGCCACCAATTACTACTGGGGGATTTGTAATAGAGAAGTCGCTGTTGTATCCAGTACCGCCGTCAGTAACGGTAATTTCTGTAACAGCATTTCCAGAAACAACAACGTTTGCTTTGAGTCCTGTTCCCGTTCCGCCAAGAATTTCAACGTCAAAATATTGACCGTTAGTAAATCCAAGACCACCATTTGCAATAATAATGTCATCAACAAAGTTTCCTTGAGTATATGTGGACTCAAAGACCATTGGCGAAGCACCACGCTCGAACTCAATAATAGTTCCAGCATTGATCGTTTGTGTAATTGGATTGTTCAACGAAATAGTCGTCAAACCAGCAGCAGTAATAACACCAGTAATATTGGTATTTGCTTGGATTCCAAGTACGCTATTGACTACTTCGTGACCAATGAGAACGTCAGAATTGGTTTGGAAGATAAGTTGGTTAGAACCAGAGTTTGCTGTACTATAAAGTTTATCAAAGTATCTAACTTCAGCACCCTTGATGGACTGAACTGCCAATGCATAAGATTGGTCACCACGTAGGAATGTAAAGGAGTTTGCTACACCACCAGAGGCAAGTCTGTCAGTTTCAATAACACCTGATGTGATGTCAGAAGCAGCAATCTGGTTGGAAGACAGAGATACCCAGTTAGCATTTGAGAATGATGAAGTATTGACAACTCTGGTGATATTCATTGTCACCGCAGGAATATCACTACTCTCAAATGTGTCAGCATCTGTCATTGCGATCTGGTTGACAATATTGCCATACAGTCTGCTTTCAATTAGTGCAGTTGCTTGTGCTTGAGTTCCAGATCCTGCAGGAGCAGCAATGGTAACAGTTGGTGCGGCAGTATATCCTTTACCACCTCTAAATCCATTGTAATCAACAATAGTAATTGTAACAACTTCACCGTTAGCAATAGTAGTTTCTGCTCTCGCTTCTACACCGCCTTGCTGAAGAGTACCAGAAATTGTTACGTTTGGAGGAGCAGTATATCCAGAACCACCATCAGTTAGAGTGATTTGATAAACAACACCCTGTCTATATTCAGTAGCTTGAATTCTACCAGTTGATAGACTTCCAGTGAAGATATCGTTTAGAGTAAACTGAACAGTTGGGTCTGGTTGGAAAGCAAGGAACAGACTATCCAAATCATTGTTTAGAATGAATGATGTAGAAGTGTCTTGCTGAATAGCAATGTCACCTGCAAGTGCTCCTTCAATAGAAAGTCTTTCTGCTTGATCAGCAACAGTGTAAACTTCAAATGGTCTTAGAGCAGGAATTTGGTCAAGAGAAATCTTACCAGATTCTGTAAGTTGAACTAGCTGGTTAGGAACAGCATTTGTACCATATGGTCTGTTGATGTATGGACCAAGGTTATTAGTGATATAATCTCTAACTGCCTTTTGAGTAGGTAGAACAGAGTTGCTTGTTCCTGCACCACCAAGAGTATTGTCAGCAGAGAATCCAGTAACAACAACGTCGCCACCTTTCAGTTTCAAGAATTCAACTTCAGAGATGGTAACCGTACCCGTGAAGGTAATAGCACCAGTTCTGTTTTCAATTCTAGCAAACGTACCAACCTTGAAGTCACCAAGTTCGTCAGTACCAGAGACATATACACGACCATAGTTTTCTGATACCTGTTCTTCTGCTTCATCTTTAGTACCACCGTTTTCAGGTAGTGCGAGATAGTTAGTACCAGAACCTGCAAATTCCCAAGTGTGGGAAGAAGAGTTGACGATAGAAGGTCTGTGTAGACGAACTTCATCACCAATTTGTGGAACTTGACCAGCAGATCCAGCAGCATTGGTTAGATTCATTCCCTGACCATTACCATCATCGATGGTTAGTTCTGCTTGGAATGGTGGACCAGCGCCAACTGCTCCTACGGAGTCAATAAAGTATTCAACGCTATCACTGGTATTTGTATATGGATCTCCATTTTGATCAACTACTTTTACAACATAGTGCTCTAGTGGTTCTCTTCCAAGACCATCAATTGTTAGAATAGTTCTGCCAGTTGGAGTTGCTGATACGTTAGTTACTGTACCAATGTCAAATACATATGGTTCTCTTCTAAATCCAACACCACGAAGAGCGTGGATACCAAAGTTAGTAGCAGAGTTCGTGATGGAACAATAACCACCAGACTCAGCAAGAACACCATCAGCACAGAAGATAACGAAGACCGAAACCAACTGAGTATAACCATCTTCAATAACTTTATATCCTGTACCACCAAAGGAGACAATGGTGAATGCGGATGCAACCATGGATTTACCCTGGTTGGGGAAAGTTGCACTTTGATCTAGTTCTAGACCAGGGAATGGACAGTTGGGTTGCTTGACTTTAGAACCATCAACCAGAGCACCACTACCACCAAGGAAGGAGATAACAGAAGAGTTCTGAGTATATGGTGATGCTTCAATGATTGGATAATCATCAAAGTCACCACGGATTGCCATGCGATTATTATTCAGATCATATACAAATGAATCTGGATATGTGATGATTTGAGATGCATCATATAGAGTTCCATGATTGATCGTGGTTGCTCCTGGTGCAGTACCATTTGCAGTGTCAATAGCGTAAAGAAGAATGTCGTCGAGAAGCTGCCAAGAGTTTTGCAGTGCGGATTCAACACCAGCACATAATGGATTTCCAGCAGGATCTGCTAGAATTGTAGAATCGACAAACTGAGGAATTGGGGAAGAGGTTGTATATGCAGCACCAGATGCATCTTTCCATCCACGCATTGCAGCGATACAAAGATCTCTTACCTGTTGGAATGCAAATCTAGTAGCACCTAGTTCGGATTCTTGAATTCCAGTTAGAGTTGTTCCCGAATAGTATTGTTCTGCATTTACAAGAGTTCCTGCATTTCCGCCAAGAACCAAGTCTTTGACAAATCCATCAATAATATACTTAGAATCTCTACGACACTTTCTTTGATCAATATCATTTAGAGCAAGTGCTGGGAATGATGCTTCAGTGAGACTTAGTGCTTCATCAGCAATTAGGTCTCTGTTTCTAGAAATAGAGTATGCAGCATCTAGATTTGTTCCAGAAGCATTGTTTGTAATAATGTCTACCCAAAGATATGCTAAAGTATCAATAGCAGATCTTACATCAGCACAAGCAGTACCGTCTGAAGCAGTACCATCAGCATTTTGTGTAGCAGTTGATGTGATTACTGTATCATCAAAATATCTTGGTACGTTAGAATAAACGGGAGCATAAACTGGTTGAGCAGGAGTACCATCTCCAGTTCTCCAGTTTCTCATAGCGAAGATTGCTAGTTCTCTAGCATATTCAATAGCACGAGTGATCTGAATGATCTCATCTTCAATATACGTAACTTTTTCATCTACAATATACTTCGATGCTGCTTCAATAATATTGTGGTTAGATCCATATTCGAGGTCTCTAACGAGAGCATTCATGAAGTGAATAATATCTTCTCTGCACTGCTCGTCACCATTAGTTCCAATAGAAGCTGGGGAACTATATGATGGGTAGATCTTGGTTCCTGCTTCGCAAGAGATTTCTAGACCTGCTAATTGAACAATGTCATCCTCACTGAGAGGCATTGTATTTGTAGTTGTTACTGTTGCGATACCAGTATCAAGAGCATCATAGCTGAAATTAGAAATATCGTAAGATACTCCACCAAAGGTTACCGTACCAGTTGGATTTGTATTATCGTAAGTATTTGGGTGATCGAGAATTCCTAGGAAAATTTTGAATGAATTTCCACTGATATCATATACCGAATAGTATTCAGTCTTGAATTGATCGTTGATCTTTCTTACAACTTCATCTGCAATAAACTCTCTGTTGTTGCGTAAGAATACACAAGCATCTTGGAATCTTCTCGCAACAGGAGTTGAGACTGGGAAAGTATTTGGAGAGTTGAGAAGAGAAAGTGTTACAGATCTGGTAAATGTTCCAACTGTTGCTGTTTGTCCAGGATCAAATTCGGTGTCATTGATGCCAGGAATTTTCTTAGCAATGACAAATCTTCTGCTACGACCGTCAGCGTCTTCTAGAACTTTATAAATTCTCTGTTTTCCATTCAACATGGAAATGTCAGGACTATTATTAGTTGGAAGACCACTAATAATAACTTCTTCGCCTTCTTTGAAGTTGTGGATATTAGATCTACCAACTAGAGCGTTGGTGTAGAATACAATACCACCAAGATCTTCATTGCTTCCAAAAGTTTCACTGTTTACACCGTCGCCATCGTCTCCAACAAATGTTCCTTGCTTAGAGAAGTCAATGAATTGAATTGGTAGAGTTGTTGTAATGTCTTCATTTACTTCTACAACTTCACCTTCTGCTCTAATAGAAACTAGTGAAATAGTATCAAATGTATATGAAACTGGTGTTGCTGATCTGATTTCCCAATCAGTTTCAGTAGCATCAATAGAATTCCACTGTTCGGAATTTAGTAGAGGAACTACAGTTACAGTCCATTCAGTTGGGTTATCTTCATCATCTTCTTCAATTTGTGCAACTTCATAGAATCCAGATGCTGATAAAGTTGAATTATTTGGGTCAGTCAATTGAATGAAAGAACCACCAGCGATAATACCAGTTGGATCCGTATCCATTACGAATTTATTTTCTCCACCAGTTCCAATAATATTCAGTCCAGCAATAATATTGCCAGGACTTGCTGATGTAATATATCTAAATTGTTCACCTTCAACGAAAGAACCACTTGTAAGTTGAATATCAATGTCACCATCAATATATGCATTTGGACCTGTTAGATCATTGAAATCGACTCTAATTGCTATCGCTCTAGCACCAGTGTTGACACCAACAACTTCGGTTCCAACTACCAGTTGCGACAAACCACCATTTTGCTGGAAACCAACACGGAATTTATCTGGTCCAAAAATTTGATGACCAACTGGGAAGTCAACTCCAAAATCGCCATTTGCTTCATAATCTAATAAGACTCTTTGCTTGTCGTCAAAGACCATCGCAAAGTCCCAGGTAGCAACTGGATCGCCATTTGCGTCAATCTGGTCTCTATAGGTAACACCAATAACGTAGTTCTTATCACCGAATTTGACAATATGTTTGCCAGGGTTCTTAGGTCTGATGATTACAAGACGAAGGTTGTCACCAACGATAGAACAATCAGGTGGTAGTGAGATTGGGTTATCTTCTAGATAATCGCCACCAGAAACAACTAGCGTTTCTTTGACGCCAGGAGTTTGCCACGCTAGTTGCGCCGCTTTTTTGATTGTTCTGACAGGGTTTACAGCAGAGCGACCATCATTTAGGTCGTTACCAATTTGCTCAGAAACATAGATACGACCACCAACGTCATTGGTCGCTAGATTGAGAACGTATTCTGTGGTAGCAATCTTATCTGATCTATCACCTAGCAAAGGTGTGATTGAACGTGGAAAAGCACCTGCTTCTCCAGTCTCGCCAAACCCAAAAGCATTTATATCGCTTACTCTAAAACCAATATGCTTAAGTTGAACTTCGCCGTTGAGTTCAATACCATCAGTATGCTCTGGTGCAAGCGTTCCAGTTTGACCAGTATTCAGTGCCTGGTAAACGTTTGCACCAAAGTATCTGTAAGAATTTTCTTGAATGATGACACCATCCTGCCAAGGAGTTCCTGTGCCATTCATATATGTCTTCAAGTTTGGACCCCTGAGTTCTAGGTCAGGAGTAACAAAGTTATCAATATCAAGGTTTAGAACTCTTGCAGTGTCAGAAATGATAGATGTGGATGTTCTAATCGCACCATTGATATCCAATTCATAATCAACGGTATCTCGGAAAGCTTCTGCTTCAGCACCACCACCATTGCCATCATTAGATACAATAGTTACGGTTGGAACTTGAGTATATCCACTACCAGGATTGTTGACAGCAATATTGACAACTCTGCCGTTGAAAATAAATGCAGAAGCTAGAGCTTGTACGCCACCAGCAATATCTGGAGGTCCAATTTGTACAGATGGAGCGGTAGTATATCCAGTACCACCAGCAGTAACTGCAATGTTATTGATTCTTTCGCCAGTTCTATTGATACCAACACGGGGCAATCCAGTGTTTGCATCTAACTGGGTTCTAAGAATTTCTCTTTCTGTAGTACCAGAACCTCCTCTAATAGTAAGTTCATTATCACCGACGAGTTTTGGTTTTGAGCCTCTAATAAACTCTTTATCGGAATTGATATTAAAACTCATGGTGCTTGCAACCGCCTACTTTTCCTATGATATATTTAGCATCATGCCCATTCAATAGTGACAACTTGAGTTGATGCCACCCATTTGATGTTGTTTGTAGTACCAGCTCTTGTGGTAGAATAACTGAAAAGATTAGTACCTGCTAATGGAACGATTTCCCATGTCTGTCCTGTGGGGATATCATCTTTGATAACGGTTCTCATGCTAGAAAGAACACCGCCAATTCCATTGGAATCATAGATAACTGCTGACTCAATCTTTGCGGAGTAAACTTCTCCCTGTGGATTAGATCCAATGATGTGTGCAGTGATAAAATTGAGAGTGTTATTATCAAGACCAATTTGCCCTCCAACATCGTCTAATGTTAGGACTGCAGTGTTCAATCCTCTTAGAATGTACTGAGAGGTATTGGAATCGGTGTAAAACGAATTCTTGATTTCTAAAGAATTGATATCTTTAGCATTTCTCAGTTCGTCTACCACGACGGTTTTATCTACAGAAAATCCTCCTGCAGAATCAAATTTTTCGATTGTACTTGCCATTTTTATTTCTTGGAGATGTTGGACAGGAATGTAACGTTCACCGTTTGAGTATTTGTAACTTCACTAGTTAGAATAACATTTGCTCTAACTTCATTAGCATCAGTTACCTCAAACGTAACATCAATTAGATTTGCACCAGTTGTGATATTGCCGTATTCTGTGTAGAATACATCTGTACCATCATCAAGAAGACCGAACTCAATAAATTCTTTATCGCCTGAGGAAACATTGTGGGCAACAATAGTAGTCTTTGCTGCTTCTTCAATTGTAGTATCGTAAATGATACTATTGTTAGTATCAACGGTTCCTTTTTGTAGTGTGAATTTATCAGTACCAATTCTGGCTTGTAGCAATTCAAACTCTTTGAATTCATTGTCAAATACTTTGACACCATTGTATGTACCAGTTCCGAAACCAGTGTTGAAATATACATCACCAGTGTTGTCCAATCTAAAGATAGGATCAATTCTGATACCAGCGGACAAACCAATATCAAAGAATTGCTTCGTTGAATATAAGAATGTCTTTGTGACATCAGTATTATCTAGTGTAGTAGCAGCATTGTCGATAGTGAGCATCGATGCTGTAATTTCAAATTCATCACTAGTTACAGATCTGAGGGTGTCTACAGTAAAGAAGTCAAGAGATGTTGTTGTAAGTTGTACTGTATTGTTATTATCGTTATAGAAATACAGAATGTTTTCATTAGATCCAGGAGATAGTTCTGGAATGATATATGTGTTTTGATCAACGTCTTTTACGCCACCAAGAGAACCCCAGTTTGCGCCATTATAACCTTCAAATTGTGATGTTGTTTGACTATATCTAATAGAACCTTGAATTGGTACACCACGATCAGTATCTGGTCCAGCAGGAATGGCAAGAGTGGATCCACAATCAATAACAACTTTCTTGCCAGCATTAGGTCTGATAACAAGATCACTAATGTCTGTAGTAATCTCATTATTAGCAAATCTGAGATCTCCATTGATAACCAGTGGGCATGGAGCAGTAGGTCCAACTCTAATTTCTTCAACGTCTTCAAAAGTCAGTGGAGCAACGGCAAGACCCCAGAATGCTAGAGTTGCCGTTCCACTTGGTTGAGTACCCGAAGTAAAAATTGGTTCATTTCCTTGAGTTCCTGTAACACCAGCAACTGTTACTTCATAAAGATTATTCTTCCACTTCAAATAATCTCCTACATTAACTAAAGTATTTGATAGAAACTCAGTAAATGCAGGAGCACTAGTGTTAGAAGATCTAATTCTCTTGTTAGACTCAAATGATAATTGTGTCTTACTGAATTTTACGCTAACAACATCATCATTGACAAACCACAGAGTATTATCATTAGATCCAACAGTTTCTTCTGCTTTGATGTAAGTGTTGCCATCTAGGTCTCTTACACCACCAAGAGATGCCCAAGATCCTGTGGAAGTTCTATATCCCTCATATTGGTCGGTTGATGTATTGAATCTAATAGAACCATCTAGTGCAACACCAGCTCCTGGTCTTTCGAGAGTCGTTCCTTTTGGAATAATTAGTGATGATGTTGAATCAATCTTAGTTTGCTTGCCAGAGAATGGAGTTAGCAATAAATCAGAATTACTATCAACAATAGAGATATTGTTATCGGTAATTCTCAGTTTATCATTAGAGTTGAAATACGTTGTGGTTTTGATATTACCACTAGTAACAAGATTACCAGTTGTTGCATTTACAGATGCAAGATCATTGACATTGAGATTGCCAAGTGTTTTTAGAGACGAAGAGTTTACTGTAATTGCGCCAGTTTCCTGGTAAATTGTATCAGTCTCTACTCTATTTGTAGCAATTATATCACTCGAAGTAACGGAAGTAGAAGCAGTTACTGTTGTAGAATCTACAATTGGAGACTCTAGTTCTGCAATTGTTACTTTTCCAGATTCGATATCAGCAAATACTGTATTTGAAGTTGAAATAGTTCCAACAACAAAAGATGCATCACTACCAAAAACTTTAGGGTTATTTGGATCTATGGTTATTTGATATTCTTCATTATCAAATCCGCCTTCATTTTCGTGTCCAACTGCACTTACATTACAATAGTAAAATAAATTAGGGGTGGTTTCTCTAACAAGAATTTCTAAGTAATCATCTGTTCTAACAACAGAATCTGTATACTCTGCACCTCTAAAGTCAGCTACGATTGCATTTGTAACGGTAGCATCTTGTGATACTCTTAGAGAAGTGCCATCGATAATTTCTACAACAAACAAATTACTAACAGGAAGACCCAAACCTTGTGTTACAGTAACTTCCATTCCAACACCAATTCCAGATGTGCTGGTAACTGTAACGATATCAGATCCTTGAGTAGTATTACCACTAACATTCAAAACTTGAGATGGAGAATACTTTCCATCTGGGAATTTACTGAGAGCAAAAATATGACTACTAAGAGAACTGTCAGTAAGATCAAATCTATATGTGCTTCCAACATATAATGTTATTGATGGTTCTAGAGATCCGTCAATGGCAAAACGGTATGTATTAGCAACACTGCTTACTGTATATGTTGTTGGTGATCCAGAAACAACAATACTTCCAGCAGTAAGAGTAGTTGACTCTACCAATAAGTAATCAATTTGACCACCATTTGTTTTGACAAGTGCGACACGATTGCCATCTCCAGTGTCAGTATCCATCAAAACATTATCATCAACACTGATAGCTCCAGCAGAAACACCAGACATGTTCAGTCTTTGATATGTTCCTGCAGTAACAGTGAAAAGTTCTGGTTGTACCAGTAAGCTGTTTTGTACAGTTAGAGAATCTAATACTTCATAACCATTACCAGGATTATTGATTGAAAGGGTTTCAATCTCTCCCAAATTATCAATTCTATATGAGAACTGTACTGATGCATCTCCAAACTCAGGAGAAAATGTTAGAGTTACTGCACCAGGGAAAGATGAGTCGTTTGATAAAGTAACAGTATTCGTGTCAGTGTCAACTGAAGACACTGTTGTACCAGCTGGAAGTTGTCCCGTTCCAGAAGAAACAGTTACAACCATACCTTCAGTAATGTTAGTCGTAGAAGATACTACGACTTCATCAAATGGATCTAGATTTCTAAATGATAGAGTTGCTGCTCCATCACCATCTGGAGCTGTGCTGAGTGTAATTGTAGTTCCTGAAACATTAGAAACTGTAGTCGCTGGTGCTAGTAATCCTGTGCTACCTGCCTCAGCAAAAACTGTCATGCCGATAGTGATTCCAGTAGAATCTGCAACTGTGATATTTGTCGATGCTGTACTGAGAGTCGTAGCTACACCAGTAACCTCACCATTTAGTGTTCCAGTAATTCCTGTAATACTAGATGGTAAAGTTAGAACATCATTGACTTGATATCCAGTTCCTTTCTGAATAAAAGTTAGATTTGTTACACTAGATGGATTGTTTGTGATTGTAAATTGGAATCCAGAACCACCAACATTACCCAAATCTGCTGTGTCAATAGTTAGGACATCTCCTGTTTCATATCCAGATCCTTGAGTTACAAACTGAACAGAATCTACAACACCAGAATATGTAAATGTTCCTAGAGTATACTCAAATCCAGCACCAGATCCAATATTAGATGGAGCAAGTGTTAGAGTGTCATTTGGTTTGTATCCAGTTCCTTGTGTGGTAAAATCTAAAGATATTACATTTCCAGAAGCATTTACTTCAACATCTGCAAAAGCACCAAAACCATGATTTCCTACCGCTCCAGTAGAAATAGTAATTGCAGCACCCATTCCGTCATGAACAGAACAATTATATTTGATGTTTCCAGTTGGAGCATCGGGTGAAATAATAAAGTCTACAAATGCACCAGGATCTCCTGCAACACCACCAGTCTGAATAGAATACAAGGATGGATCTAAAATGCTACCATTAGTCTCTTGGAAAACTAGTGGATGACCGAGCATTGATGCATCGGAAATATCAAAGCGATACGTGTTTCCTCTAACCATAGTTAGAGCTTGCTGTACATTTCCGTTTATAGAATATACATTATTTGGAGGTGGTGTACCAGGATTTGATACAGAAGTAACAGTGTATGTTGTAACTGGTACGTTGTATACTGGAATGTTGGTATATGTATTTTCAGTATACCCAGAACCAGAATTGGTAATACTACCACTGTATACAACAGAACCTGTTACAATGACATTTGCAGTTGCATTAGAACCAGATCCACTAACAGTTACTACAGGAACACCTTGATAGTTTCCTGGTAGATATGCGCTACCAGTATTTGTAATATCTCCAGCAATATCTTCTACATCGAAAGATACTTCAGCTCCTGTACCATTACCACCGATAAGAAGAATGTTACTATAATTGCCTGCTAAGTAACCCTCACCATCTTCCGTGATTGTTCCTGTAAAAGCTGTTACGTTGATATCAGTAGTAAGACCTTCACCAGTACCACCATTTAGTGGAACATTTGAATAAAATCCAGCATCATAATTTGTACCAGCATTCTCAAGTACAAGAGAAGCAACAATATCTCTCTGTAGTGCTAGATCTCTAAAAGAAACAATGGTTGATTGTCCAATGTTGAATAGTTTCTTATCATCCGAAACATATCCAATGACGCCATTGTTTGCTCTGAAAATACCTAGTCCTGGTTCATTCTCAAATGCTAACGATGGTAGTAATTTTGTACCATCACCAATCTTTAAGTTTCCAGTAGCAAGATCACTACCACCAGCAGTAATCGAGAACAACTGATTGCTAATATCATTGATTTTATTCCTTTGAACCTCAAAGGTATCTGTTCTAGCGACTTGAATTGCTGGCATTTCTTATTAACTCTCTAAGTAGGGATTTGATTTCAGAGACTTCATCCTTCAACATATTTATGTCTTCCAACGCGGAATTCAAGTGCTTTAGTTTACGTCTAGCTTCAATAGCAGAACTGTCGTGATTCAAGATGGCACCAGTGTTTTGGTCTCTTACAAGACCGTCATGCCCTTCGACTTTGATATAACCCATGCGCGGAAATTAGAATGCAGCAACAGCACGAACGTCCTGAATCTTAGGAACGTATGCTGGATCAACTCCTTTCATTACAATCTTGATTGCAAATGAGGAGAATTCGGGAAGACCAGATACACTATACTTGAGGTCTTGGTAAGAAGATTGCTTTTCAACAACGCTCGAAATAGTATTTTCTGCACTGGCAATTACTAGATCATCTGGTTCTCCACTTTCATTGAAGTAGAACCACTCAGAATCTTCAAAGTTCTCTTGACTAGATGCTCTCTTATATCTGTAAAGAACTTCGACATTTGCAATGTTCTTTACATTAGCAAGCAAATGAACATTGATTGCTGTAGCAGGATTGGTAATGTAAACTTCTTTAGTTACATACTTAGCAACCGAAGAACTATTACCAGAAGTATCCTCTGCAACAAAATCAATACCATTAGTATATGTTACTTTAGAAATCTCCATGAACAGTGCTTCGTCTGTTGGTTGATTTGGATAAGCAATCACATCTCCAACTCTGAAGATGTCTGCTACTTGCTCTGATGGATTTGCATTACGATTGAACAGAGCATTGTCAATGATTCTCGAATTGTAATCATCAGCAATAGGTCTGATGTCTGTTCTAAGTGTCAACTGTCTCGTAGTTCTATTCCAAACAATAGACTTACCAGTAATAATGTTGTTGTAACTTAGAGTGTCATCTTGAGCATTTTCTACAGTAGATGTATTTCTTGCTGTAATAGTAATTGCTTCTCCTGCAGCAGATTGTGTAGAACTATTGATTACTGGAGTTGTTAGTGAAGGAGTAGATCCAACAGTAACTGTACCAGAAATATTTTGGGTTTGTGAGAGTTCTACTTCTTCACCAATTACAAAACCTTGCTTTGTCTTGACTTTGACGAAAATTCTATTTCCATCAACTTTAGCAATTGTTCCATTAGCAGCAGATGTTTTTCCTTTGATGCTAAGATTTAGATTATCTGTATAAACATCAGAGTTATCTGTGGATGATAAATCTAGAGCATAGACTGGGAAGAACTCAATAACTTGATCTCTTCTACCATATCTGTTTTCTTGACCATTAGCATTTTCAATTCTATTAGTTGCAGTCTTTACAGAAGCACTTGATAGATCAATTACTGGTGATAGGTGAGAAACTGTAGAAGAAAGTTCCATCTTATAAGTTAGAGATCTATCAAGATTATTGAGAGTTTCGTTGATCTCTGATGCAATGACTTTCTGATTATCAAAGAAATGAGACTCATTCAAGAAAGTCTTCTCATATTCTGTTTGAGAGTATGATGTGTAGTTTGTAGTTGATGAATCAACAGGAACAATATTGGTTGTCTTGACAGATGTGTCTAGTTTTGTACCAGAGACTGTCAAGTAATGGACCTGTGGATATAAGGTTTCAAACTTTCTATTATACGTGGCGTATACATGACCACCACCAGAAATGGATTGTGATGCTTTAGTTTCAGAAAAAATATTGTAAGTATCAATACCAGAATTAGATACCTTATAGAGATTTGTGTTTAGAGACTCTGAAGTAACTCCACCAGTCTCAGTAGCTCCTCTGTAGAACACATAGGATTTTCCGCTGGTTTCAAAACCATTATCTCTGTGACTTACTTTTACGACAGAATTATTGTTTCTAAAGAGAGTAGAGGTTGCAATGGAGGAAGAAGTTGCATTGGTTTCAAACGGATTCATGTCAATTAGTTCATAACCGAGATTCGTGTTCTGCAGTAGCAACTCGGATGGTCTAGAAATATCAAACTCAGCACGATACATGCTAAACTTGAGATCTTGATCTAGATCTTCTGTCCAATTTTCAGTATTCTGAGACTTATAAAGAGAACCAAGAGATGGTTGTGTTGTGATTACAGTGCTAGTAGAAAGATCTGTTTCTCCTAACTTAGAAGTCCAGAGTTCATAATCAGTAGAGTCTGTTTCAATTACCAATGCATATTCGGAGTCATTCTCCAGATATACAGGGTAATCAAATGCAAAGTGAGTAGGTGTTGTAGATTCGGTCAGACCATCGAAATCGGTCGCTACGCCCATTCTAACTGCAGGTGTATCAATCTCAATGAAAGTCTCAACAACACATCCTCCAGCGCCATTACCAACGCCCTTGATGATTACAGAAGGTGCTTCTGTATATCCAAATCCAGATAGTGATACTTCTGCATTGTAAATCTTTCCACCAGATACATCAACACGAGCAGTTGCAACAGATCCACCAGGAAGTTGTGGACTTTCAATAGTCATGATTGCACTATCATAGTTTAGACCAGGATCGACAATCTTGATATCTGATAGTTTGCCACTATCTTTTGCAATTGATAGTTTTAGATCTGTTCCACCAGTAGCATTTGCTAGTGTTACCGAAGGAATTTCTAGATCTTCGTTCTGCAAGAAAGAACGTCCATTATGATTTCCAAGAACAAGTGTGTATACTTGCTCATTGGTCAAAGAATAAACTCCTGTTGATGATGGAGTTAGTTCAACACCATTCTTGTCAATAATTCTAGCAATAGGACCAGAAGCAGCGGAACTTGTACCAACTACAAATTCTCCTCTTGTTACCAAAACATTTCCAGATGTATAACACTTGAGGAATGTCTCGGGAGTTAGAGTCTTCTCTGTTCCAGGAATAATATTCTTAGCAGGTTTATCAAAGTCAACATTTGTCATGTAGACTCTAACTGGAATATTGCTGCTCTTGCTCTTGAAGTAGAGATCAGTACCAGTTACGAATACGCCACCATCAAAGTTTTCAACCTTGAAAATTTGTGCAAGTGGGTTGGGTCTTAGTGGATTGTCAGTATTGCTTTCGACAAACTGAACGCCTTCATTAGATTTGAAGATAGATGGTTTTGTTGATACAATACTAGAAGGGTTCTGTGGTAGAATACCAGTAGCAAAATACTTGATTTCTGCATAAGTATCTACAGTTGTTTTATCTGCATTGGTATCACTAGATGTAAATCTGAAGGTTAGTTCTCCAGTTGTAAAGCGTAACTCTTCAGAATTTTCATCATAATCTACAGTATCTACATCTCCAGTCCAAGTTGCATTTTCTCTTGGAGCATATCCTGCAGGTAAAATAATCAAACCACTAGCATTACCATTCTCATCAGTCACCAGATCGCCGTTGAAAGCAGATGGTGAATTACCCGCAATGCCAGTAAATCTCAAATCAGGATTTACCCAACGTGCAACGTTTCTTCCTTCTAAGAATACAGATACTTTAGTTAGAGGCTTGAGTCTTCCAACTACAAACTTGATCAATCTCGATCTAGCAAAGAATTGTAGTGAAGTAGATACTACACTTTCTCCAACAGATTTAGTTTGTACTCCTTTACCTAGATCGTTGTTTTGTGGACTGATATTGGAAGAACTTCCAACAGAAGCAGCTTTTACAGATGCTTTGGCATTACCAGTATTTGTTTCACCCAGTGAATTGATTGTAGTGAAAGCAGGCGAAGAACCGACCCAGTTTACGATGAAAGAACCATATAGACTGGAAAGACTTTCTTTGGTGTCATCTTTTGCGATAAAGATATCATAAAGACTCGTGTTAGTATCAACAACTAGAGGTTCTAGGCTAGTATCATACCATTGATCAATTTGTGGCGAGATAGATCCTTCACCAACATATTGGAATACAACAAATGGATTTGGATTGATTGTCTTGGAAGCAAAATCATTTCCAAGAAGTTTCAAACTAGAGTATGGTAGAGTTACAATATCACCAGTCTTTTTGTAACCAGCAACTGCTCTTTGATCTTCTCTAGTATTGACTTCTCTAAGAAGAATTGAATCTTCTTTGGATTGTGGTCTTAGAACAGATTGTCTGCTATCAATAGAACACTTATAATCAGCAGAAACTAAATTACCAATGCCATGAGTCTCAAAATTGTCTACAAAGAAACCAGATTTGAATCTGTCCATTCCAATTTCATCTTTGACCTGCATGTTTAGTGCTTGCTGCTCAAGGATGCTAAGAGTGGTGTAATACTCTAGACGCTCGACACGCTTCTCAAGTTTGCCGATATCCTTCATTGTGTAACGCTTATGCTCAACAGGAGTAATCCTTACATCCTTACTAGTTGTTGTATATGCTGGGATATAAGCATAGAAGAGAGCAACAGCATCCTTGACAGGATCTGGTTTGGATGGATTTAGTGAAGAGTTGCCTTCCTTGACAACAAACTCTCCATTCTTATTCAGGAAAATGCCATCAATACGGTCAAGATATTGAATCTGACTGAACGAGAAGGTATACTCTAGATTTGCATCTGGAGCAGGTGTTGCTGCTACAACAGAACCAGCACCTGTAAAGTTGCTTGTAATAACTTCTAGCGATGCTTTATCTTGGAAACCAGCAACAATTGTGCTGCTATTGACTTTTGGACGGAAATCAATAACGTTCTTGAGTTCTACATTTCCTAGAACAGAAGAATTGAATGTTGGGATTTCCTCTTCCAAAACTCCTGCTTCATGGAGATAACTATCGATAGTTACAAAGTCTCCCTGAGAATGCTCGAAGTAATCAAAAGCAACTACTAGTTGTCCAACTGCTGGTTCAAATCCTGGTTTGATTACAATTCTAGAGACATCATAAATTGTGTCTCTTTGTCCATTATCAAATGTATATCTATTAGTTACATCTGTACCAGAAATCAAGTTGCCAGCACTGTCAATTTCAGGTGGTTGTGCGCTAGTTCCTTCATAAACATAACGTAGTTTGTATGCATCCGAGAACGACAATGCTTCAATAACATCAGAATCATAGTCAGTACCTCTGAATGGAACGACTCTATCACCAGCTGCATCAATAACAATACGCTTGTTTTTGATTGCTGTCTTCAATCTTGGTTTTGCATTTGATACTTCTAGTGTTGCTGTTAGTTTTAGAACAGGAGCAACATAATTTGCCACACCAGCAACATTAGTATTGAAGTAAGATGTTGGTAGTTCAAATGTAATGCTACCAGAAGTTAGACCACTAGCAGTATCAGTTGCAGATGAAACAGTTACCGCATCTGGATCGATGTATACAATGTCTCCATTTTCAACTAGATCGGCACTATTCTTATTCAAAACAGTGATGATGTAATTCTCTTCTGTGAAAGATGTGAATCTTTGTGTACCAAATGGTAGTTGTGCAGCAAATGTAATAGTACCACCGCCGCTAGATCCAGAAGTAACAAAGTCTCTTCTGAAGTAATACTTGATCTTAGTATCATCGTTACCAGCAGAAATCTTTTGGATTTGCTTGCTTCCAGTTGGGAACAATAGAGTTCCAGAGTTTGGATTTTGTACTCTTGGACGCAAAAGAACTACACTAGTGCTAGTTACATCATCATACAAAGTTTCATCAATATAAATTCTTGTCTTAGAAGATCCTTTTTGTGTAGTTGCATATTGAACAATTGCTCTAATAACATTATTAGATGCATCGGAGAATTGAATTAGATCTCCTTGCTGAACAATACTGCTGGCATCTGCACTGAAACTTGTAGACTCAAGGAATTTAGTTCCTTTAGTTCCAAAGAAAGTAAAATCAGTTACAGATTGTACAGTTGCTAAATCTCTATCATCTACTACAGCATCAGCAGTAAAGTAGTTCGTTCCATCAGAACCATAACCACATCCAAAAGATTTTACATTTTGTGGTGTGTAAGTTGTTACCGTGTTTCTGTGCAGAACAGGAGCTACTCCAGCTGCCAGAGCTGGTTGAGATACACCAGTGTCGAAAGCGACAACAGGTGGTTTTGTATATTCTAGTAGATCAGTATCACCAACAGTAATGTTGTAAATTTCTCTGTCAATTTCTAAAATAGCATTAGAATAGATTTTTACTTCAAACTGATCGTTTTCATAAGTAACGCCATCAATAATAATTCTAGTGCCAGTTGGGTAACCAGAACCTCTATTTTGAACAACAAAGTGTGAAATAGTATTATCTTTAGCAATTTTGACTAGAGTTCCTGCTTCATCCTTGAGAGTTTCTCCAGATACAAACTTACCAAATAGTGTTTTTACAAATAAAGTTTTGTTAGTAGAATATAGTCCATTGGGACCACCTTCTATAACACCATAAGCACCACTTGTCAGACCATAAATGTATGTACCAATACCATAAGTTCCATCAGGTGGTACATTTAGAAGTTTGATCTTTGTAAAGAACTGTGGGTCTAGATATGATAGTGCAAATTTAGCAGTGTATGCATCACCACCTTGCTCTAGAGTTCCTTTAGAAAGAACGATATCAGAATCGGAATTGAATCCAACACCTCTTTCCTGAAGATAGAAGTTACTTGGTTTTGCTGTACCGATTACGGGTGTGATGGTATCACTATAATCTACAATTCTACCAAACGCTGTAGAAGCTAGTCCTGCTTGTTCATCGCCCAATGCATCATTTTCGGTGATGAATAGTTTTCTAATTTTTCCATCTAAGGAAGTCTCATCATATTCAATGAGAAGTTTATCTAGATCATTCTTAGGACCAGCAACAGTAACCTCAAGGAATCTAGATGCTTCATCAGTTCCTGAGTTGATTAGTGGTTTGAAAACTTTAGAGTATGATAGAACTTCAAGACTTCCTACAGTGTTTGTTCCACCTCTAACTTTTACATAATAAAGTGTGGGGAATAGATTCTCTAGATTTTCTGGAACAATACTAGTAATAGGAATGGTGGCATCAATAATTTGCACAGTTATTGTCTTGATGCCAAAGTTACTATCTTTGGTTACATCATTGGAAGACTCAAAGAATTGTCCTCTTCTGCTCTTTGTTTGTCTATAGTTAGAATCTAACTCAGTTCCAGATAGACCAACATATCCATCATTGAATGTAGAATATAAGAATACAGTTGGATATGCAGTTAGATCTGCACCTTCTTTGTTGAGAGGGACACTACCAAATACATTAGTAATGCTGAAGGTGGGGAGACCTTTTGTCTTTAGAGTTACATTGTCGCTACTAAGACTTTCTCTTGCTTTATTGATTTCGAGATACTTAGTTTCTTTGTTGACGATCTCATATCCTTTGATGTATGCTTTACCAGGACCAATACTAGCGATCATCTTTCTGGATGCTTCGCTAGCAGTCAATCCATTGTATAGATCAAATTCATCTGCAGCATAGAGACCTCTATTATTATCTCTTTGTGCATACTCTCTAATATCAATAGAGAAATCTTGTACTACATAATCACCACTTTCATCAAAAGTTCTTCTTGCAAGAGTTTGCTCTAAGATGCTATAATCTGCAGGAGATACTTTTCTCTGTACAATACCTCTGGATACAGTTAGAAGTTGAATAAAGTTTTTATCAGTAATTGCATCGAGAGCAAATTCTTTGATCTCTAGACTAATCTTTAGTCTATGTGCTCCAGGTGCTGTGTAGTTAGAAGAACCAATTGCATTATCATATAGAGAAGCATCTTCTTCGGGAGTTACAACCTCTTCTTTGATTGTAAATCCAACTTTTGCGGAAGGTTTGTTGTAGTATTCGTCGATAACGAGGAGTTGCTCTTCGTTACGTACAAAATAACCATTGATAAAATAGATACCTTCTTCTACCTTTACGGCAGAACCATATCCCATAGCAGGACTTTCTAGAGCAGTAACTTCTCCAGTATCTGGGTTTGTTACATTGATGCTAGTTGGAAGAACACTTCCATCAGTTCCGACGACTAGTAGAGGAGTATTTACTCCATCAACAACCTCTAGTGTTTCACCTTGGCGGAAAGTAGGTTCTGCATTAGAGTTGCCACTGTTTAGATAACTTACAAACAGAGTATCAGAAGTAGACTCGGTTGATAATTTTGCGGAGAGTACAGTTGCTAAAACACCAGAAGTTAGTCCGCGAAGTTGTTGACCAACCAACTGAGTGATGTCATATTTCTTGTATACAATATCATCTCCTTCTGAAATAGCAACTTCAGATACGGAAGATAATTTTACAAAATCTAACTTTGTATTGAGACCAACTTCTCCAGGAATAACCAACTCCCCTTGCTTGAAAGCATACTTACCAAAGCTTTCAACTTGGTTCTGAAGAATTGATTGTAGCTGAGTTAGTTCCCTACCTTGAATAGAGTAACCAGGACGGAAAAGAATCTTATAAAAATTCTTACTCGCGTCAAAGTCCTCATAATAAGGATTTACATTTAGGTTAGTCTTCTGAGGCATCGTACTCCGCCAAATACTAGTATCTAGTCTCTAGTATTTAGTAGAGATAAAAAAAATCCCCCCATTGCTGGAGGGACTGTTTTTGTCTGTTTTGAATCAGAATTCAATAACGAGTTTGATGTCTTCAATCTGGTCAGGAGCACGAGTGATTAGACGACGGTTCTCAATGTAGATAACGTCACCTGAGTTGTTCTCAATCTCAGGAGCTGCTAGACCGTTGGTGAAGGTTGAACCTAGGAGAGTGTTGCTATATCCAGTGTCAACGTTGCCAGAAGCAGCAGACTGTACACCAGAAATTGCGTTAGCACCGTTGCTCTCGAATGCTCTTACAACACCTTGATCAGTGTGAGCATCATTGGTTTGGATATACTTGAGAACACCAGCGGTAGTTGAACCACTGTCGAGTGTCCAAGAAACAACTGTGCCGTATGCAGTACCACCAGATACAGTCTGAGAAATTGCTTCGTCAGGAATGTAATCAGCAGATGCACCAGTGATCTTGACTGCCTTGAGACCCGATAGAGTATCAGAGGTTGCGAAAGTTGTGGTTCCCCAGTTGAATGGATCCTTGATAATACCGATACGACGGAAGTCGTTATCTACAGGGAAGTCACCAGAACCTTCTGCGTAGGTTAGGCGAATGTT